CCGGCGTGTTTTGCTGAGTCGCCGACAGCGACCACGCCCCCGAGACGCTGACCCCGGCGCAGTTGCCGATCGTCGGCGTGTGTGTCCACGACCCCGACCACGACGTATCGCTCGCCGATTGCTGTCGCACGAAGTTATTGAACGGACCGGAGTCAGACGGGAACAGGGTGTGATGAAAGAGCCGCAGGCCATTGAATATCGGCGGCGCGTTGATGATCGCGATGTCAAGGTGGTGCGTGCTGAATAGGTACGGATCGACGTTGGCCTGTCCATCCGACTGAAACGCAACAAATGCATCAGTTGGCCGGAACGGCGAGTTCGCGATGAGAAACCCAAGTCGACCGGACCCCTCCCATACCATCGGGTTCGGAGACGGCACGCCGTTGGGGTCGTGGTCCGTAACCCTGACGGCGCCTGCAAACCCGACGCCGCACACCTTGCCGGTCGAGTCCGACCCGTCCTGCATGTGGAAAAACGACGGTTCCTCCCACAGGTAGTTATCCACCCAATACAAGTCCCATTCGATCGTGACAGACAGAGCGGCGGCGCACGCGGTGGACTGGTTGATGAGGATCTCTCGCGTTTCGCTCCCGGTGAGCCTTGAGCACGGCCCAAACGCATCGCACGGAAGTTCGCCGCCCCCACCGTCACAGCAGCACGGCGCGCCGTCCTTCGTCGTCAGCGCCCTCCCGTCCCTGATAACAAGCCGCTTCCGCCCGGCGCCCTGATCCAGAAACAGGAACCGATGGTGGTCGCCCTCCGGCGCCGGGATGTCAACGCCGCCGCCAACGTCATCGCGACCGTCGCGCCCGGGGCCGTCGCCGAGATCGCCCGGGCCAACAGGACCGCCGCCGGAGTCGAACTGAGACACTGGCGGGCTCCCTTAGAGATCGGCGAACCCAACCGGGCCGCTCCCGACGCGGGCGAAACCGTGCGTCACCGCCGCCGCCGTCTCCGTCACAACGATCGGCGCCGACTTCAGGTCCATCGTGTGCGTGTTCAGGTGGAGTTCCTGCGCCGAGATGGTGAAGTCGTTCAGCGCGCCCTTCGTCGTCGCCAGGCCGGCGTACCCGTTGAACTGCGCGATCGTGCCCGAACTGTTCATATACACCGTGCCGCCGTACTGGTCGATCTTCGTGTCGATCGCGGCGTCCACGAGTTGACGAAGCACCGCAGACCCGCCGACCTCGATCGTGTTGGCTGTCCGGTAGTTATTGACCTCGCCGCCGAGCGCGAGCATGGTCGCAGTGTCGCTCGTGCCGGACCCGGCGTGCTGGCGGATCGTCACGCTCCCGGCCAGCGCCTTCGCAACGCCGGACCCGGACGCCGGGGCGATCAGCCCGTCCGCCTCGACGATCACAGTTCCGCCCGCGAACACCGGGTTCGTGATCGAGCCGCCCGACAGGTGGAACTTGCCGGCGCCGGGGAACGAGACCGTGGCGTTCGTGATCGAGCCGCTGAGTTTGACGTACTGGCCCATGCCGTAGATCCGGCAGTAGGGATCGACCGTCGCCGAGTTCGTGTGGTCAACGTCGATCAGCAGCGGCGCGGAGGCCGTCCCGATCTGGAACCGGAACCCCGGCATCACCGCGAACCCGGCCAACTCCAGCGCCGATTGGTCGAGGTTGGCGTACACGCCCGTCGCCGACCGGTGATCGAACAGCACGCTCTCGCCGTCGCTCGGCGTGGTGGTCGTCGGCGACCCCGCGTGGGTCGTCCAGTTCCCGGCCGTCGCCATGTTGCCGTCGTCGGCGGCGCCGGTCCAACGGAGTACGTCTGCTTGTGAGCCGCCCATAGCGAGCCCCTTTCATTCTTCTAAGCCGGCGGGCACTCGCCCTCGGCGAACTTCTCGGTGAGTTGAACCATAAGCGATATCCCGACGAACCGCATCACGATACACGGATCTCCAGCGACGCAGGGTACGATCTCGACGAGGCTGTCGTCAGGAACAGGCCTGTTGATCGGCTTGACACCGGTGAGCGTGATCCCGCCGCCGGATTCGGTCGTGATCGTCCGCACCCGGTAGGTGATATTGGCCGCGATGTCCGGCGATGTTGTGGACGCGAGGACCACCTGGCCCGGGTAGATTTGGGCGAACCCGCGATTGATGGATTGAGGCAGTGAGTTGATCATGGCATCGGCGGCACGAGCCCGAGCGGGTCGCCCGGTAGGAGTTGCGCGTCGCCGGGATCGTACACCGGCGCGGTGATGATTTCGGGCTCGGTCAGCGCCCCGGCCTGCGCCGCCCCCGCGACGCGGTACTCATCGAAGGGCGGGAGTTCCGGGATCGGGAGGTAAATCCCGTTCAGCGTGATGTCCTGCGGCTTCGCCGCGATGGGCGCCCTGCCGATCCAGCGGTAGTTCACCGCAACGATGTGATCGGCGTCCGATGTCGCCCGGACCCGGTTGTACGACGCCCCCTGGAACAGCCACTTATTCGACGGGGCGGTCCCGAACGTGTGGATCTTGCCGGTCTGCCCAGCGACCACCGACAGCATGTTCAAGTCCCAGTCCGCGATGTTGATCGTGACCTCGAACACCTGCTCGGGAATGATGTATTCGATCCACGTCGATTCGTACTCAAACTGGTCGCCGCCGCCGAACGGGGCGCCGATCGCCGTGAGGCGCTCGAAGACTTGCGGCTGACGGATGACCCCGATCCGTGTGAGCCCAGAATCCGACTTGTAGCCCGCCGCCTTGTTGTCCTGCGTCGGCCAGACCTCGCCGGGCCTCGCGTAGAAGCACTCCGCGAACGACTTCTGCCCATCGCCGGTCGCGCGAAACTCGCGGGACTGGCAGACGAGTTGCGGGTTCACCGGGTCTTGCGCCCCGACGCGGGGAAACGCCCCGGGATCGGTTGTCGAGTCGAGTTCGGCGATGAATGACGGCGCGTCGATCAGGAACCCGCGCACGCGGCGAGGCGCGGAGCCGTCCCCGCCGTCGAAACTGGAGTAGAGTTCGGTGACTGTGGCGAACTGGCTCATTGCTGCGGATCTCTCGTGTTGCGCGCGATCTCACGCAGGAGGTCGAGGAACTCTCGGGTCGCGTCGAGCCCGCCCGGGGATGTCCTGATCGGGCCGCCAATGTCGATGGGCGCCCGCGTGGATGTCGGCTCGGCGGGGGACTCCTGCTCCACGGCGCGAGCGCGCTCGGCGTCCCGCACCCCACGCGCGGCGAGTTGGTTGAGCCTCGACCGCTCGACCAACAGTGATTGGTATTCGTCATCCCTGGCGAGGACACGCTGGGCGCCAGCGGGGCCGCCCGTGTTGAGAGCCTTCTTCAGCCGCTCATTGATCGCGTCGTCGATCCTTCGGGCCTCAGCGAGAAACGCCTGCGTCCTCGCCTCAGAATCTACCCCGGTCAGCGCGTCATAACTCTCCCGCATCCGGTCCAGAGATTCACGGGTCTTCTCGATCTCCCGCCGCGCCTTCGGCATCGCGCTGTGCGCGTCGGCAAACTTCTTGATCCCGATCGCGGCGGCGGCCAGAAGGCCAACGACCAGAGAAATAGCACCCGCGATCCCGGTCCAGATGCCGATCGTTGACGAGATCGCACCAGAGAACTTGCGGAAGCCCTCTGTGGACTTCTCAACCTTCTTTCCGACGTTGTCGAACCCGTCGCCGATCCGCTTCGTGTCGCCCTCGACCTGCTTGGCGGTCTTCTGCGTCTCCGAGCGCAGTTTCTCAAGTTCCGGCTGGATCTTCGACGAGTCCGCGCGGAGTTCGACGTAGGCCTCGCCGACCTTCTTGCGTCCGCCCTTAGCCATCGGTCATCCCCCCACAAGAGGGTATCAGCCGATGATGTACCCGCGAACCGCCTCCTGTATGTCCCCGGCGTTCATCACGACGTACACGATCCCGGTGACGACGCCAGAAGCGATCGCGTACCCGACGAGCCCGATGAATACGCCGGTCGCCACGGTCCACATGTTCCTGCTGCGCCAGATCACCGACGCATGCTCCGCGAGTTGGTCCCTTGTCATGGTGTGTCTCCTGTTCGCGCATCGCGGGCAACGCCCCGCAGCCGCGCGTCAGGATGGTAGGGGCGTTCATCATCGTTCAGCCAATCGAGAGCGCGCCGGTCCCCTGGAAGGCGATATCCATCACCACAAGGCCCGCAGCCGGGCATGAAATCGACAGCGAGGTCCAGAACGCCGAGCCCGCGTACGTCCTGCCGGTGCTGGCCGTCAGGGTCAGGGTGCCGGTCGCGGGGATCACGATCTCGCCAACGCTGAACAGCCCGCTCGCCCCGGCCGCCGTGATCGCCCCGGAGCCCCGGAACGTCTGCGTCACCGTGTTCGGCTCGGACGGCGCTGACGACACCGACTGCCCGGTGACCGTGATGTCGCCCTCGATCGACCGCGTGGCGTCCATCGCAAACGTCGCCGACGCCGGCGGGTCCACCCCGAGCCCGCTCAGCGGCGAGGTGTCATCGACGAAGCCGTCGTACTGACCACCCCACCCGATGAGCGACGGGATGAACGACTTCACCGATGTGCCGAACGCCGTTACGTCCTTCGCGGCGCTGGCGAGGTTCAGTTGCCACGAGTTCGTGTGAAGGACGTACCCGCTCCCATACGTCACGGAACCCGCAGACCCGATCTGCGCCGCGTCGTACCGCGTGGAGATCGTCCCGGCCCACGACTTAAGGCCCGCGATCGCCTCCATCGAGTTGGTCGCGTCGAACCCCGTCGTGTCCAGTTCGTCCGCGTTGTAGTTCAGCGTGAACGTCGAGGGCTGCGAGTTGGTGCCGATCAGCAGGCCGTTCGCCGTGCCGGTCCAACTCGTCACCGATCCAGTTGCTCCAGTGATAACAGCCATTGGTCAATCCTTTGTCATCGCGTATTCGGACTCGTAAATCGAGTGGATCGTCTCTCCGTCCACAAACTGCGCCGACTCCGTGAACTCGCCCGCGCTCGCGGTCCAGCCCGTCACCGTCGGGTCAACCCTGCGGATCACCGCCCTGAGTTGGTCACCGATCGTCTTGGACACCGCCAGACCCGACCGCCGCTCGACGAACACCGAGAACTGTACCCGGACCACCTGGATGTCGTTGCCGAACCCGCTCTCATCAACGATCGAGATCGGCGTGAACACCAGGATCGGGAACACCGCCTCATTCGGCGCGAACATATTCCAGTAGCCGGTCACGATCGGCGAGGAGACATGGTTGAACCCGCCCGCACCCGTATCGGCGTCGAGCAGCGCGACGATCCCCTCGCTCAGCGCGATGTAGGCGCTCACGGCGCCCGCTCCGTGAACACGCTAGCGATCGTGTCCGCGAACTCGTCGGCGACCTGCGCGCGGGTCTGATCGAGCGAGGGACGCATGTACGGCCGCGCGGGCATCACTATTTTATGCGGCTTGGTGAACTTCGTGTGTGGCTTCGTCGCGGCGGCGCTTCCCTTCTTTACGAATACGGCTTGCCCAAAAAGAACGACATAAGGCTGTCCGCCGGGGCTGCTGATCGTCCCACCATACTCGTGAATCGCTGCGTATGGCACCGATTTATCAGGGCCAACCTTTCTTGCTCGCCTTTTTCCTGATTCGATCACGATCGACCTCGCCAGTGTTCCGGTCCGCTTTCTTGGCATCCCACCAGGAGCGTCGATGAACCCGCCAAGATCCCGTACTGCGCGGACCTGGCGGAGCGCCGTCCTGGCTCGCTTGCTAAGTTTTCTGTATCGACCAAAGGCGCCAACACTTCCGCCGTCGTATACCGATTTGGCGCGGTTGAAGTTTTTGAGCCCGGTCTTACTCGAAGGCGTGCCCGGCCTGCTCAGGTTCAACTGCGCCCGGCCCTGAATCACGATCGCGCCACGGTCCAGCCCGACCTCGATCGCCTCGTCGATCTCCTCAAGGAACTCCCGGATGGTCCACTTGTCCTCGGGCATCAGATCAGTTCCTCAAGATCTACGGCGGTGTGGTGTTCGGACCCGAGCGGGTTACGGACCTTGCGGACGCCCACCACGCGGAACGTCCGGCTGTCATACAGGATGATGTCTTTCGCCAGGATATCCGCGTCGCCGACCGCCCAGCCCCGCGCCGTGATCGTCTGCGACTCCCGCGAGTTCAGGATCGACTCCTGCGCGCTCAGTTCGTCCAACTTGAACGCGAGCCCCGTCAGGTGGTTGGCGAACGTCTGCGTCGAGCCCCCGTAGGCATCAACCGCCAGCGTGGGCCGCTGCGTCGTCACCGTGATGTTCAACATCGACGTGATCGTCACAGCGTCCACCTCACGAACGGGCCGAGCAGCATCCGGACCCGCTTGTAGCGGTCGTCGTCGGGCTTGATGGTGTACGAATAATCCCCGAGCGTCTCGCTCGACAGCGTGCCGTCCCGCTTGCCCTCGCGGTACAGGATCGCGGTCATCTCGATCAGCGCCTGCAGCAGGTCGTCGGGCTCCGAGCCGTCCGCCCAGCCGCCGGTGTACGCGATGGCGATATTCTGAAAACCGACCGGCCACGACGGGGCGGTAAACCGCCGATCAGCCGGGCCGGTCAGTGAGGAGAACCCGGTCCATCGCCCAATGCTCGATCCGAGCAACCGGATTTCTCCCGTATTCGGGTTGTGGCGGTAGGTCGTCGAGTCCTGAACCGTCTCGGTCCCGGCGTCGTCGGTGATCGTGATCGAGGTCAGCGCCGAGATCGGCGTCACGCGGACGAACACGCTCTCCGTGCCGTCCCCGTCGTGCTTCTCGGCGGCGATCGCCCCAGAGGCGAAGGCGTCGCGGTTGGTGAACCGGAGCGCGGCGTCCTCCGCGCGGTCGATCAGGTCGCCGATCAGCGTGTCGTCGTCCGACCCGGTGACGCCCATGTAGAGTTTGACCTGCGCCGCTGTGATGATCGCCATATCGCCCCCCGCATCAGTTGATGAACAGACCGAGGATCGGGACTTCCAACTGCACCGCGCCGTCGAGGATGTCAGCCGCCGTCGCCACCGTGACGTACAGGTACCTGCAGCCCTTGAGGTCGTAGCCGTCGAGCGTCGAGACGTTCGAGTAGGCCGTGTCGGTCCCGGCCACGGCGCCGGTCGCCACGACGGCGGATACCGCCTCACAGGTCAGCGTCACGCCCGCCGCGTTCGCGTCCGCGTTGTCGATCCGCAGCGGAACGCCGTTCGAGTCCGTGCCGGTCAGGCGGACGATGGGTTGTGTGTTGAACACGTCGGCCCCGGCGTCATACCCGGCGCGGATCAGGACGCGGGTGCAACCGGCGGGCACGACGACCCGGTGGGCGACGGAATCGTCGATCGCGGACGGGTACAGGTAGTCCGTGGCGCCGGACGCGGTGGTCGCGTCGTCGTACAGGACGGTCCAGTCGCCCATCGCCGAGCCGGGCGAGCCATACGACGCCTTGACGTGCGCGATGCCCGGTGAAACGTCTGCTCCGATTGCCATTAGTACGCCTCCGTGCCGTGTTCAGCCGTTCAGGAAAAACCCGCCCCCCCGGGGGAGGGGGAGGCAGGCGGAGACCCCATGATGGGGTAGTCAGATCGCAACGCTCGCCGTCGTGGCCGCAAGGCCCGCTTCGGACGAGGTGGTGGGAGACTTCTCAAGATTGCTCAGGCGAGCAATCGCCGCAACGTAGGTGCCCGTCGTGCCGTCGCCGGCGGTGAACAGCACCTTGACGAACGGGAACGGGAGTTTGCGGCAATCGACGGTGAACAGGAAGACCTTGTTGTCGTCGGTCGCCGAGGGAAGAACGGAGGTCGTGCCGTCGATCCCCGCGTCCGTGCCGAACACGGAGTTGGAGACGGCGGTGTACGTCCCGCCCGACGTGGCGGACGCGGTGAGGCTGAGGCCAGCCGCCGCGATGTCCGACGCGCCGATGACAACGGCGATTTCGAGGAAATCACCGCCCCTGGTGTCGATAGCGATGCCGGTCGCGGCTGCGTTATCGAGGATCGCCGCAGGCGCGATCGCAGGGAACCACTTGGAGTCGAGTGAAGGAAGCATGGTGCGTTCCCCTTTCTGTTAGGTGATGGACTGGAGCCCCACGATCGGCCCGACGCGCGTCGCGTTGCCGATGTCGTGGACGTTGATCGCCGTCCGCTGGAGGCCACGGAACGCGAGTTGGTCGGTGTCGAAGTACCGCTGATCCGAGAAGTCGATCTGCATCGTCCCGGCGACGGTGCCGAGCATCGCGCCCATCGACAGGTCGCCGAAGTGAGCGAAGACCGTGGTGTCGGCCTCGGCGGTCGGCATGACCTGGGTGAACACGACCGGGTAGCCCCGGAACATCCGGGCAGGACGGCCCTCGATCTCGGACATCGGCGTGCCGGACCCGCCGGTGGTTTCCAGCGGGAGCATGACCTTGAAGTAGAACGCGCGGGAGCAGTACCACTTGGCGTTGCCGTCCGCGTAGTCCGGGAGCGTGCCGCAGACCTCATCAAAGTCGCCAAGCACAAACTCAGCGAACGTGTTGCCCGACGCGGACACGAGGCCCGCCGAATCGGTCCCGCTCCCAAGATCGAAGTCCTGCAACTTCGTCGAGATGCCGTTGACGAACCGGTGCGCCGTCAGGCCGTTGCCGATGAACATCGAGGTATCCTCGGCGTTCGCCAGCGACCGACCGAACGCGCGACCGATGTAGTCGCCCCAGTTGATCACGCCGTCGTTGACGAGTTCGGACGAGACGCGAGAGAGGCGCCCCCACTTGCCCGCCGTCAGTTTGACGTTCGTGTTCGTCGGGTCGCTCTCGGTGACAGCCGCGCCCTCGCCGATCAGAGACCACGAGCCATCGGCGGTATGCACCGGGAAGTGCTGCACGTCGCGGCTCATCGTCTCGACCTGCGCGTTCGCGCGCGCGACGCCGTACTCCTCGACGTTCTCGATGATGTCCGACGAGAAGTCCTCGGGGACGAAACCGGCGCCGCCGGTGAGGTCCATCGTGCTGGACGCCTTCTGCCCGAAGTAGTCGCTGAGGATGGCGAGGTCGTTGTCGGCCTTGCCGACGAGGTACGCGTGGCCGCCAGCCTGCTCGCGGAACTTCTGCCGGAAGTAGGCGCCAGCGGCCATCGCCTTGATGCCGTCGCAGAACACCGGGCGCTTGTCGGCGGGCATCAGGTGCTTCCGCTGGACGCGCTGGTTGTACGCGGCCACGGCGCCCTTGAACGTCCCGCCAGAACCGCTGACGCGGGTGACGCGGGAGCCGGTGTCGCCGTCGCGGACGCCGGACGCCTTGCCGCGACGGCCCCGGGCGAGCCCAGCCTTGTACGCCTTCGCAACCTCGTCGTCTTCCTCGTCCTCATCCTCCATCTTCGCCTCGCCGTCCATCGCGGGCTCATCGGCGCCCTCGGGCGCGATGACCTGCACGTCCTCGCCGGCGTCGGCGGTGATCGTGACGGTCTTGCGGAACACCTTGTCGAGGTCGATTGACTTGCCGGTCGCATCGACGAGGTCGAAGCCGTCGTCAGAATCGACGAACGCCTTGACGCTTTCGAGCGACCCATCGCCATCGTAGCCGCGCCCCTTCAGGAGCGCGAGCAGGCGGGCCTTTGTGATTTTCATAGTTGTGCCCTGTAAGGGGGGTGCAGAGAAACCTTGCGGCTGCTCGTCACGGCCTCCCTTACTCCCTGCTCCTGGCGTTTCCCCTCGCGGGATCGGCGGGCAGGCGGGCGGGTCAGTCTGAGAGTCGGACCATCATTGGGCGGGGCAACGCGCCCCGCTCACGCCAGAATCGTACCTCGGGGCCGGTGGGTGTCAAGCGTTGGGGTGTTCCACGTGGAACACTCACACCACCACCAGCACCCGGCGACGATCCGGCAACCCCATCATCCGGGCCGACTTGCGGCTGATCTTGCCCTTCCGTAGCGCGTTATCCAGCCCGCCCAACACCCGGTCGTCCGGGGACGCCTTGTGGACGCTCTGGATCATCGCCGATGCATTGCAGGGGAACCCGGTGATCGACAGTTCCAGCCACTTCCACGACGGCACGATCGAGCGGTGCGGCCCGTAGGTCTTCGTCTCCTCGTCCGTCGGCCTGCGGCTCTCGGTCGCCAGGAACCCGATCGACGTGCCACGGATCACGCCCTCGCTCATCATCGTGAACACGTCGGACGCGAACGGGGTCTTCGAGATGTACCCCGAGACCGTCCACGCCTTCGACCCGTCGTGCCGGATCATCTTCGGCTTGTTCACCATCGTCCCAATCGGCTGTGTGTAGTCGTGGTTGTAGAACAGCGTCTTGTTCGCCTGGAAGTACGCCACGTCGGCGCCCTCGGGGACCACGACCTCGTCGTCGAGGTCCACGGCGGCGGTGTTGGCGATCGCACGGAACGTCCGCGCGTCCTCGTTGACGCGGAGTTCCTCTGCCGGTCCGGCCTTCACGCCGACCTTCGCGTCGGCGCCCAAGTCGTGGTGTTCCCTGATCTTGTCGAGAATGGTTGCCATCGTCATACCCTCGCTTTCGTCCTGATCTCCCGCTTCCGTGCCTCGCGCATCACCGCGCGAACCGACCGCATCGCCTCGATGTACCCGCGACGGTCGCCCTCGAGGACCGCACGCGACACGTCCTCCATCAGCCGTTCAAGCCTCGCGGCGTCGATCCCGGGCTTCCGCGTGGCGAGGCTCACGACTGCACCTCCGTCTCCCCGATCCCGCGAAGCACCGCGACCGTCGTGCACTTGCACCCCGGGTGCAGCGGCTCGCTCGTGATGTCCGCATAGTTCAGGCTCAGCCGACCACCGAACACCCCGCCCAGCGTCTCACCCATCTTGGCGAACGCCCCGTCAAGTGGCACGACCGGGTTGTCACGCTGGATCGCCCGGCAGAACTCGCAGGCGCCCGGCGACAGCACCCAGCGCTTCCCGCTCACCTGACCCGTCGATGCCCACTGCGCCGTCCGGCCCTCACCGTACGCGCGGGCGGTCTCGGAGCGGGCGATCATCGTGGCCCTCGCCTCGTTGATCTCTTTCCCGCTCTGCACGATGGAATCGGCGATCTGGCGGACGTTTAGCGACCGCGCGAACCCCTCTCGGATCAGGGCCGACACCCGCTTCTCGGTG